TTCTTCGATGTATCTCTCGCCTGTCACATCACAGTATGCTTTCTGCAATTTATTATAGCTCTCTACTAAATTGTTGTACTCGTTCAGCAAAATTGCGTACTGGTTGTCTCTCTCTTTCAGTATGCGGATATGCTCCTTGAAGGTTATGACTTTAGGAACAGGAACATTGCCGCAATTTACAGGCTGGTACGTAACCTCGAACCATTCGTCGAACCTATTAAGGTCAAAGAGTTTGTTGATACCGTTCTTGTGCCTTCTGCAATTAACATGATTCATTTTTCTACCTCTCCGTCAATAGAGACAACTCCAGATACATCGAGTCCAATATCTTTTACAGGTACAACGATGTATTTATTCTTCCCTTTTACCTTTAGATGCACATAAACAGTGTAGTGAGCAGGAATACCGTTCAACTTATCCTTCAAATTGTCAACTGTCATTCTGACATCTCCTTAATAATAAAAGCTGCTTAAGGGAACTGAAATATCGTAACTCAGATCCCATGTGTAAGTAGTCCAATAAACATAGTCATTCATTCTGATACCTCCTTATTTGCGTTTCCTCTCACTCAGCTTTCTAATATGTACTGGCAAATTCAGTCTCCCTTCTAAATACATCAGTGTTTCTGATGCTGTAAGGTAATGCCACAAATATGTTGTCATAGCCGAAACATCACCTTCTGACTCTAATTTCCACTCTTCACAAGTAGAAAATATTTCGCATATTAAATCAAGATTTTCAAATATTGTTTTTGAGCGGATATAGGCATCTGAAAAATCCTTAAAATCTGCTAATTTAGATAAATTGCATAAAATCTGTCTATGCAATTTGTTGCGCATTTCATCAAGAGCATAAGGTGTTTTAATTTCTCCTAATTCCTGAATATTTTTTAATGTTTCCACATAATCTTTTATTACGGCTTTTAACATAATTATTTTCCCTTGTTTGTGTCAGTCGCGACACCGTAAGAATACCACGGCTCTGGGTATTTCTTTTTCATCTCCTCACCGATTACATTGAAAATCTCCATTACAATATAACCTTCATACATTGCTTCACCTCTTCAGTTTTTTATTACAATCAATCTCCCCTCTTTTTTTAATTGAACCAACTCTGAGCTAGAGAATCTTTTGGCAATAGTAGGTTGCCAAAATCCTTTTGAATACTGTATTTCATACACATCAATTCCAACTTCATAAATATGAGCTTTAAAGCCATCAAAAATATATTTCATTTATTCCAGATTCTCCTCTATTTGTCTATTTTTGCAAAGCAGTCATCAAGTGAATTTTCAGAATTCAAGCCGTCATTTGCATCTCCAGTGAATTATTGCCGCCACCAAAAGGCAGACGGCTATTAACAAGCCACCAAAAGGCAGAACTAAGTCTTCATACATCATCCCCCAGAACAACAGGCTTTGCACCTTTCACCCCTTCTTGTCATTCCAAGCCAGGGTTTCAAATATGGTTGAATGGAAGTTCTGGATGCACTTTTCAACGTAGTCCGCAAGGACATAATCAGGAGTCTTACAGGCAGTGCTTAATCCATACTTATCAAGCAACATTGCAAGCTCTGTCTTGAACTTCTTCACATCATCTCTGTTCAGCATCCTCGTCCACCTTTACTTCAATAGGATTCCAGAGGTGTTCCATTTCTAAAAGGAACACAACGTCTGCAAGATTAAACTCTTCATCCCCTGCTTTTAATTTAACCTTAGCCAGTGAATAACCGTCATGGCACAAGGATTGGAATCTTAGCGTGAGTTCCTGTAACGTCATTTGTCTCCCCTAAAACGGAACGTCTTCGCTGTAGTCATATCCGCTTTCGTCATCTTCTGACTGGGTAGGGGAGCCATTGGACTGAACCTTGTCACTCTGACCGCCAAGGAACTGAACGCTGTCTGCGATTATGACAATCCTACTGGATTTCTTCCCGTCTTTAGATACCCACCTGTCCTGTTTCAGTGTCCCAGCAACAGCAACCTGCCTTCCCTTCGTAAGCCACTGCTTAAGGTTCTCCGCCTGCTTTCCAAAAACTGTCGCATCAAAGAATGATGCCTCATCAACCCATTGTTCATTCTTTTTGACCCTGCGGTTGACTGCAAGACTCATCTTTCCGATTGCCATGCCGCCCTGTGTATAGGACAGATCCATTTCTCTTGTGAGCCTTCCGACTAAAACAACACTGCATATATCATTTGCCATACAAAACCTCACTTGCCTGCCTGTATTGCAAGCCTTACTTTTTCCAGTTTTATCGTAAATCCCTTTGCAAAGTTCTCGTACATCCTTGCCGTGATGTTATCCTTCTTCCGTCTGGCTTCTTCGGCCTTTTCTTTATATTCCCTGATTCTTTCAGAGTAAAGAACTTCCTTAAGCTCAAGCATCCTGCTTGGCTTCCTTTTCTTTACGGGCAGCTTCCACAGCCTTCCTGTTGTCCTTGCACTCAATGCGCCACATGTCACCGTCAAGCTTCTCAATCTTGAAGACCTCGAACTCAGGCACATCACCATAACCCTCAAACTTTGAGAGCAATACATCCATAGTTGAAGAACCCCACATACACACCTCCTGTAACGAAACGGAACATCTGCGCCATTTCAGGCATTAATATTCATTACTTCCGCAGCTGACACCATCAGCTTCCCTTTCTTGACCGCCTTGAGCTTCCCGGCGTTTATCTGCTGGTAAATCCAGCAGACTGACACGCCTATCTTTTCAGCGGCATCCTTGACCGGAACAAGGTCGTAGCCGTCAAAAGGACTTTGCCTGAGCTTTTCCGTCAGCTCCCTTATCCTCTTGTTGGCCTCATCGACAATCCTTTGGTTCCTGTCAATCTCGTCAATCAGTTCATCGACTGCCATTGCAACTCCTCCAGTTCAAGCCTGAGCACGTCGGCACATTCGTACTCTCCGTTAAGCTCAAGCATAAGAATACGTAGTTTCAAATCTTCCATAATTCCTCCTTGAAGTACCCCCAGCTGAAGCAGGGGGATTCTGAGAGTTCTCACGAAACTTCTCTTTCTGTTTCAACGGACGCTCCAGACTCAGCCAAAGCTTGTTTGACCAGTCCTTCAACGCCCTCCGCAGACCTAAATTCCTCAGCTTCCCTGAGTATCTTAATCGCGTTATTCTTCAGGTTGATTGCCGCATTCAAGTCACGGTTATGCTCCGTATGACATACAGGGCATGTCCAGTGGCGCATTGAAAGCGTCAAGTCCGTCTTTTTATACCCGCAGATATGACAGAGTTTGGAACTCGGAAAGAACCTGTCGGACTTCACGACTGAACAATCGTAACGCTTCGCTTTTTTCTCAAGCCTCGTTGTAAACGTTCCCCAAGACGTGTCAACATAGTTTCTTGCGTTCCTGCTTGCCCTCAAAAGCCCTTTGGTTGTCAAATCCTCAATGCCTATGACATTGTAGTTTCTGACAAGCCTGAGAGATTCTTTCTCGATCCAGTCTTTCCTTGAGTCGGCTATATGCTGCTCCATCTTTGCGACCTCAATCCTTGCCTTCTCACGGTTTCTTGAGCCTTTCTGCTTTCTCGCAAGCCGTCTTTCCAGCTTCCTAAGCTGTTTAAGGTGTGTCTGCTTCTGCGGTATATATCCAAAATCCCTCCCGGTCGTTCCGCATGACGAAACATACATATCAGATGGAGAGAAGTCTAAGCCTACCGCTTGGTTTTCGCTTTTAAGCTTAGGCTGCTCTGCCACCTCAAAAAGTATGCTCGCGTAATACTGGCCGCTGGGATTCTTGCTTACAGTTATGTTGCAGACTTTATCATCTGCGCTGAGCCACTTAGGAAGCTCCCTGTTTCTGAATCTTACCTCACCAATTTTTGGAAGAGTTATTCTTCTTGCGTTCCAAAAGAACTTGCAATTCAATTCCCTGAATGAATTCTTCTGTTTCTTCGAGTGGAACTTCGGGAACTTTGCAAGGCCTTTGAAGAATTTTTGAAATGCACCTATCTGGTCCCGCGTTGACTGCTGCAACGCAACCGCACTTACCTCTTTCATGTACTCATACTGCTGTTTCAGCTCTTTTTCTGTAGGTGCTTTGTATGATTTGTAGATTGCAGTTTTCTCCTGCCTGGTAAGCTTCCTGTCCTTTATATTCCTGTCGTAGAAGTCTAAGCGTGAAGCGAGCATTATATTGTATACCTGACGACAACAGCCTAATGTCTTGTTGATTAAGACTGCCTGTTTCTGAGTCGGATATATTCTCACTTTCAACGCCAGATTCTTCATCGTTATAACTTAACTCCTTAATAATCTAATTTAACCACAGGCGATTCATAAAAAAAAGCCTTGCAGTCACTTTTCACGTGTTTTCACACGCCGAATCCGAAAAGTTGACCACAAGGCATAACCTTACTTGAAGGTTTAAGAAAGGATTCGATTTTCCTAAAACTTCAAACACCGCATTTGTTTTTTTTTCGTTGCTATGCTTTTATAATAATAACAAATGCCTTAATTGTCAACTAAAGCACATGCTTTAATTGAATTTTTTTTTACAGGGGGAATCTGGGCAAAAAAAAATGCGCAGGAATTTCTCCCCGCGCAAAGGCTCTCTCCAATGCCCGTGTAAGAATATAGCACGGAGAGGGTGGTTGTTGTAAGTTTGATTAATGTCTTTTTGGCTGTTATCAGCCGTTTGATTATTCTTCCTGCTTGATTTCCTTCTCGTTCATATACCTCCTGATAAGGTCGTTCGTTGACTTGCACAGGTTCCTTTCCTTTGCGTCCCTCAGCTTCTTCGTAATCGTAGTCTGGGAGAACATGTCTATCTCCTTCTGCATTTTTCCGTCCGCAAGCTCCTTGAGGATGGCGTCCTCACTGTCCGTCAGGATCAGCTTGTCAGGAGACTTGGAGGAGAGAAGGTGCTTTGACAGAAGGAAGTAGAGGTAGCAGTTAAGCGCATGTATGCCCACTGCCAGGATTCCGTACTCATGGAGCGCGAACGCCGCAAAGCCGTTCAGTGCGTACAGGACAAGGGTGAAGTTTCTCATTGTCGGGACGGCATGGACTGCAAACAGAATGAACAGAAATGACGTATAGTTGTAGAAGCTGTTGATATAGAGAAGGACGCAGGCGTAAAGCACCAGGGTCACGGAAAAACCCTTTCGGTGGAAAAAGAACGTGTTCACCGCTATAAGAAGGCAGAAGCCCGCCCTTGCATAGAAGTGCCACTCCTTGTTTATTCCGAGCCTTAGCTCAGCCCCGTTCCCGAACAGCGCATAGGCCAGGTGGAACAAAGTAAGAAGGATATGGATGTAGAATGACAGGCACATGATGGTGTCTGTCTTGAGCATACGGTGCTGCTCCTTGAACCAGTGTGTAATTTTCATTGTAAAACCTCTTGCAAGTGATTTTACAGTATAATTTAAGGATTGACAAGCCAAAGCTACAGGGCGTGTTAGCAAATAAGATAGCAAATCTATATAAATTTACTTACTGTTATTTTTATATATAAAATTTAATTGATTTTTTTCTTTATATATTATATAGTATTAACACGGAGTTTTTGCTGGCTTCTAAAAAAGCGATGAAAAGAAGGAGTTCGATCCTCCCATCGCTCAATACTTAACTCCTTATAAAATAAAGAGTTACAGACTTACAAAAAGTAAAAGATAGCACGAAGTTAGCAAATCCCGTATCGAGGTGCTTATGAGGGTTACGGAACCGTATACCATCTTTCTGAGAACGCTTTCTTCTGGCAAGCAGGTCTATTATTATCAATTCCGAGACGAACAGGGGCGCAGGTCAACCCCAAAATCCACAGGATGCACAACCTTGTCGCAGGCAAGACGTTTTTGTAACAAACTGTACAATGAGAATGCGTTCAGTGTAGTTTCATCAACAACTCTTGAAAACTTCGCAAGAGGTTTCTTTGCTCCAGACGGGGAATACTGCAAGTGGAGGGCCGTAAGCAACAGGCCTCTCAAACCGGAGTCTATAAGACGGTATACGCTTGCATTGGAAAATCATATACTTCCCTTCTTCGGATCTGTCAAAGTGGACAAGATAACCAGTGACATGTGTAAGAAATGGATTGTATGGGCAAGCGAAAAGTGGCAGCCAAAGACGGTAAACAGCGCACAGGGCACACTCAACCTGATATTCGAGTCAGCCATAGACAAGGGGATAATCCAGAAAAATCCTCTCCGTCGGATAGGGCTGCACAAGATAACCAGGAAGCACAGGGAATTGCTGACTGTCAAAGAGATTGCCCGGCTTTACAACAGGGAGTGGCCTAATGAAAGCCAAAGGCAAGCATTCCTCCTGTCATGCGTGACGGGAATGAGGATAGGTGAAGTGCTGGGGCTTACGAAGGAAGATATACGGAAGGGCTTTGTCAATGTGCACAGGACCTACTCAGACAGATTCGGCCTTCAGGAATCCACCAAAACCTACGTCAACAGATATGTCCCCATCCCAGAAGGATTCCCGTTCCCGGAATCAAAGACCAAATGGGCTTTTCCCGCAGAGAATGGGGAAGGGCCAGTTCAAGCCCATCAGATATACAAGTCATTCATAAAAAGGTGCGCCGCTTTAGAAATCGACACAAAGAGCCGAGGATTAACTATACACACCCTGCGGAATTTTTTTATTTCATACCTTCAAAGTCAGAATGTGCCGGAGTCAAAGATAAGGGCCGTTGCCGGGCATTCTGACTCCACCATGACCGACGTGTACACATACTGGACCCCTGAAATGTTCCCGGAAGTGTACGAGGCGCAATTTAGGCTCTACAAGCAAATTACGGAGGCACAAGATGAACTACACGAAGTCACTCAACGTATCAGTCAACGAACTTGAGGCGGCAAGGAACTATGCCGTTGAGCTTACGGAAGGCTACATCCCTTCAGGCAAGTCCATAACAGACCTGTTCTACTCAACGAACCTCAAGGACATAGAAGAGGGTATTGCCAAGCTGAACAAGGTTTCCGAAGCGACATGGCTGCTCTCCGCAATGCTGATATACACCCTTGTATTCGACAAGAACCTCTACCAGCAGTCTGGAAAGCCGTGGAGCATTTACGTTTCCGAAGCCCGTGAAAGAATCGGGCTGTCCCAACCCGAAATATCAGCCCAGATGTCGGCGGCACGCTTCTTCATTCGACACCATGCCAAGCTGAAGAAGGCCAAATGGAAGCCCACCGGAAGCAACAGAAAGCTTGCCCGTGCAGAGTACGCATACGAAATCTCAGGCGACCTGGACGCAACTATAAAGCACCTGAAAGAAGACACCTTCGAGGAGTTCAAGGAGTGGTACTCTTCGTTCAACGTCCAGAAGGCCTTACCGCTCCCGACGGAAAACATACGGGAAGACATATCCGTTTCCCGCAAGGGAGTCCAGATTGACGGCAAGGAACTTTTTTCCGTCAACAAGGACATTCCCGAAGAAGAGCAGAACAGGTTCTATGAAATCGCAGCCAAGGCATACACCCTCATCAAGAACGGCTACAAGCCTCTCATAATTGACGTGTATGACGACAAGGAGGCAAAGTCACTCGTAAGGATGAGGGACGAAGCCAGAAAGAACCGCTAGGCAGACATCGTGGACACCCATTTCGTCCTTTCCACTTCCAGGGCGTTAAGGGTGTCCTTTTCTTCTTTTGTGGCGGCCTTGGCCGTATGCTTCTTAATCAGTACCCCGGCATGACGCAGTTCGTCGGAAGCCATATCCTTGAACTGAACGTCCCCGGTTTTCTTGTACGTGTCATAATACTTCTTGGCACCGTCCAATTCTTCTTCTATGTCTTCATACATGGAAGCTCCTTTCTCCTCATGCAGTTTCTTTACCAAATCCCACATCTGGCCTATGAACAGTGCCTTCATGTACTCCCTACTGTACGGACTGTACGCAGTAAAATCAACGTCCTCAAGGGCGTTCTTGAAGTCATGCTCAAGTTCCATTACGTCATTCATATTTCTCTCTCCTAAAAAAAACGGGCGCACCCATTACGGATGAGCCCTTGAAATCACCTGCTCCGTTTCAGCGGAAGAAGTGCCTGAAAGTGCGACGGGTCATCAAACCACTGGACGCGCAGTATTGTCCTGCTTGTCAAAGGCAGGGGTCTATAGTAGTTCCCGTTTGGAGCCATTACAAAACCTGTCACGGTACCGTTGGTCACAGAAAGAGTAGTCCCGTCAGTCCCGGCAGGGATTGCCGTGAACAACCCTATGTCCATGACCTCTCCGGGCTTTATGTCAACGGTGGACGGCAACGTTATTGTCGTAGCCCCCGCAGCTGTAGTTACCCCTGAAGCCCTGACCAGAACCGGGAAATAGCAGTTGCAAGCCATAAACTCACCTCACAAGGACGGCATTTTTCGTGCCGTCCTTTTTTTTTATGTCAACGCCCATAAGGGCGGAAATGTCACCTTAAAAGGGATTGAACATGTAAGATTTCCTTACAGGTTAGCCGTAAATCGGATAACCATTGAAACCACCACAGTTACAGAACGGTCCAGGACCTGCTCCGTAAGTTGTCTGAAGCGGATAACGCACGACACCGCTCATTGCGTTCTGCAATTCAAGCTGATTGACCTTACCCTGCAAAGCCTCAATCTTGTTCTGAGCCAGTGCATCCAGAATCTTCTGTGTCTGTGCAGTAGTTACTGCGTTGATTGCGGCAGTATTCATTGCACCGTCAAAACGGTTCTGAGCAATGTTTGCGTTTACGCCCGCACCAGTCTCTGCAATCTGAAGCTTCAAATCGCCATTGAGCTGACACTGGTTTGCAATTGCCTGCTGAACTCCTACTCCGACACCTGCGATGTCACGGGCAAGTTCTGTGTACTTGTCACCGAGAGTTGCAACTACATCGTGATAGACTCCGTTCGTTGCCGAAAGAATCTCTCTCTGGTTTGCAACTGTGTTCTGGGCATCAAACCCCCTCTGCATGTCTGCTGAAAGGGCATTTGTGTTACCGTTTCCACCGAAGAAACCACCATTGCCCATGAGCAAAGCAAAAATCAAGAAAGCCCAGATAAATCCAGAACCACCGAATCCGTCACCACCAAACATCATTGGTGAGCCGTTGTCACTTACTGTCATAAGCGTTTTCCTCCTTTTATATTAAGATTTCAATAGCCAAGAAACTCTCGGCAGTTGATAACGAATCAAAGCTTTATACCGAACTGTGACGCAAACTGGTTAATGTCAATGCCACGCTCTTTAGCAAGGTTCATCGCCGTCTGCCTCAAGTCACCTTCGCTTTTGCCAGAAACCATTTCCTGCATTTTCTGGTACGCCTGCGGGTTTTGCTTCATTATTTGGCTCATTCTGTTCTGCAACTGCTGCTGGAGTGCCCCCATCGGGTTGCTTAGCATTTGAAACGGATTCATTTAACCCTCCTAATATTCTCTCTATGTTTGAAAGCTTTTTGTTGACCTCCGCAAAAAGGTCATCCTTCGGTTCCTGGACAGATTCCTCTATGGAGTAGCACAGGAACTCCGACAGACCGTTGTTGCCTAGTTTCTTCAGGTAAAGCTTGCCCGTGTTCGTGTCTGCGAAAATGTTGTATGAAAGCGGCTCAATCATGGCTGCCTTAGCCTCGTCAATGCTTGTTACGAAGCGGCAGTTAATCTGGGGAGCCTGCGGCTGATGCGGAGGCGGGAACTGCACGTATGGCTGCGTGTACGCCTGCTGCGCATTGCGGAAATAGAAGTCATTGACCGGGTTCATCTGATATGGTTGCATTCCTTCCTCCTTACGGGAATACAATACCACCGCATGAACTTTGAGTGACGTAAGATTTGTCTATTTTAAGCTGATAAAAAACGCAGGAAAAACGTATTTCATTCCATGCGCCGGATCAGGGAAATCTTTGCCCTGATTGCGCTGAGCTCATTCGTAATCACGCTCTTGCAGAATCCGAGTGTGTCCGCTATGAACCCCACGTCCTTCCTCTTCATGTAGTACATGTCGAAGACTGCCTGCTGCCTTTCGCTGAGGACAATCTTGCCCAGCAGCCCGTCCACCTCAGAACGTGTAGCAGTTCTGAAGTAATCGTTGATGATTTTTACTGATTCTGACATAAAACTCTCTCACCTTTTTTATTGTTCAGATTGCCACCAGTCTATGCCAGGGTGATTTTTTTGGCTTGAAAAGGCAATTATCGGAAGTTTTTGAAAAAAAATTAAAAAAAAATTGCTGAAACTGCGCATCTGCGCCATTTCAGTGTTGACTAATTAAAACATTTGCATTATATTAAACACATAAGCAACTGACAGAGACAACAGAACCTCATCCGAGTGCATTGATTTATGGCTGAGGTTCTTTGTTCGCCAAAAAAATTGCAAGGAGCTAATATGACTTCACAAAGAGGCCTTACCACCCTCTTCACATTCTACAAACTGACAACAAAGAGCCTTTGGTTCTTTGCCTGAATCGTTTCTCGTTGGTTTGTAGGAGAAACTGGTGTGGTAGCCAAGATTCAGGTAAGGAGCTAAGGGCTTTTTAGTTTTTGGGAGGAGGATAAAACTTATGAAATTGACGACCTATACGATAGACCGTCCTGGCCAATTAGAATTTGACCTAATGGCTAAAGTTGAAAGTGATTTTAGTAAAATGGCAATGGAATACCCTAATTTTTACTCAACCATTTTCTTTAACGAAGAAAACAGAAAAATCACCGTAAAAGTTTTGTATGGCGAGATAAAAGAAATGAGTGTCAACAAGCTTAATATTAACGAGGAGTAAACAGTTGAGCATATCTGGCAACGCTATTGTAGATGAAATTTCAAACATGCGTATCAATTCAATTCCTGAAGCATGGTACAAGACTGTCAGACAAGGAAAGCAGCCTAATGCCCTTGCAATCCTCATCTTATGGGATTTGCTTTACTGGTACAAATGGACAGAAATAAGGGACGAATCTTCCGGTTTGGTAATCGGTTACAAAAAGAAATTCAAGGCTGACCTTCTGCAAAGGAGTTATGATTCAATCGCTGAGAAGTTCGGGATTACAAAGTCACATGCAACGACAACAATCAAATTTCTTGAAGAACTTGGTGTACTCAAGCGTGTGTTCCGTACAGTAACCGTCGGAGATGTAAAATGCGGCAATGTTTTGTTCATAGAACTTATTCCAAAAGCTATAAAAGCTATATCTGATGAATCAAACAATATAGACACCTCTCAAGATGAAGCTTCAAGGGTGTCTGACCAGAACTTGACCCCTATCCCCACTGAGAGGGTAGAGGGGTCAAGTCAAAAGTCGAGACAAATACAATCAACTTCACAGTCGTATTCACAACCGACTTCACAATCTAATTTTTTAGGTGCCTCGGCACCTGATGAGGAGACACAGGCGGAAAGAACAAATGAGAAACCACCTGAAAAAACAAAAAAAGAAAAACCTCCCAAGCACAAATACGGAGAGTTTGGCAACGTACTGCTGACAGACGGTGAGTACCAGAAGCTTGTGGACAAACTGGGAAAAGAAAAGACTGATGCCGTTGTGAAGAACTATTCCGAAATCAAGGAGATGAAGGGGTACAAATACAACTCTGATTATATGGCCTTGTTGAAATGGGGTATAAACGCTTATGAAAGCCAAAGCCGCTCTGGTTCGTATTCAAGAACGAACACTGGCAACGGCAAGCCTTTTTACAGGGGCTTTGATAAAGAAGCTCTGAACAGGAAAATATCCCTGCTTGACGGGGTGGAGGCAATTTATGAGTGACGAGATAAAGACACTTAACTTTCCGACTTTTTCGGCTTTAAATGTTGAGGTTGTCAAAGAGTATGACACTCAAGTGGAATGTCCGAAACACGGAATGTACAATGCACATGTAACACTTTATTCAGACGGTGAAGAATCAAAAACCAGATGTCCCAAGTGCATGGAGGAAAAGGCTGAGGCTGAGAGGGCAGAGAGGGAAAAGGCTAGGAAGATAGAGAATGACAAATACTGCCACTCTCTTAACATACAACCTGAATATTATGACAAGATGATTTGGGATTACGAACCTAAAACTTTTTCACAGGAGAAGGCAAAGGAAGCTGTGCAGGAGCTGATAAACAACAGAACGGGCAAACTTATACTGTTAGGAGCCAACGGTGTGGGAAAAAGTTTACTGGCGAGTATTGCCACAAAATCACTGGGAGGAAGGATTTATACGATGTACGAAATCTCGACTATAATACGCCAGGCTTACACACAAAAGGCAACAAAGTCAGAGATGGAAATCGTAAAGGAACTGGCAAACCTTCCGTTCCTTGCCATTGATGAAGTGGGAAGAATTTCAAATACGGAAGCCGTTCAGAACTGGTTCTCATTCATCCTTGACCAAAGGCATACAAATAAGCTGCCGACCATGCTTACGGGCAACCTGCACTTCAGAAAAAACTGTCCAGACAACGGATGCCCAAAATGCTTCGAGAACTACTTCGACGACGACATCTTAAGCCGTCTCAGGGAAGATACAACAATCGTTTTGATGAAAGGTCCTGACAAGAGGGCAGGACAAAACTTCAAGTTCTTTGCTGACCCAGAGGAGAAAAAATCTTGATTGAAAGAATTGAAGCATACTACGGCAAGAAACTCGGGAGTGAGGAAAAAAGATGGGCTGAGCAGAATCTTGGCGGACTGACAGGAGACTGCCAAGACAAGTTCATGGACGCACTTGGCAGCATCTGTAAAAAAGGAAAGGGATGCCCTGATATTTCCTCTATGTCAAAAGCCTTGCAAGCCGTAACCGGGAAAGCTCCGAGGGTTTACTTCTGGAGCGTCTGCCTTGAGTGCGGTACAGGATATGACTACCGCCTTGAGATGTGTCCAAAATGTTATGAGAAGGGGCTTAAATGTACGGACAAAGAGGTGAAGGTCTCTGACTTCCCGCCTCCAATGAACGTAATACGCTACAACAAGACATTTTTGAAATACACGAACGAGAATGGCCAGCGGGAAATGTCCTGCTACAACTGCGAAGGCAGGGAGTTCAGCTACTGCTCAAACTTCGGCAACCCCAACTGGGACTGCCGTGATTACAGGAACTGCAAGTGTAATGCCTGCTGCTCAATGGAGAGGCGGGCAAATTCAAAGCTGAAGGAACAGAAGGGAGAGAAGCATTACGCTGTACCTTTAAGGGCAGCTGGCTAAGGTTCTGGCTTCCGTGCGTTGCATGGGGTTTGAATACGGCAGCAATGCCGGGCATTGATTTGACAGCGTGGACAGACACGCAAGGAGTAACTCCAGTTACTTTCCGGCCTGCAAGGGGTGCACTCCGCGTCTCTCCTATGCCCTAGAATGGATTAACGCGACTAAGAGCGAAATGCACAAGCAGGCAACTTTGTTGGAGGTTTGAAAAAAAATGAAAGAAGTAGAAGTAAAGTTTATTGCTTCTGACGGAGCAATCCCTCCTGTCTACAAGACAAAGGGAGCTGCCGGGGCTGACGTCTGCGCCTTGCTGGATAAAGACCTTGTACTCCGACGGGGGGAACGCGCAGCCGTACCGACAGGACTTTTCGTTGAGGTTCCTGAAGGCTACGAAATACAGGTACGCCCAAGGAGCGGCCTTGCGTTCAAAAACGGAATCACCGTACTGAACACACCCGGAACAATAGACAGCGACTACCGCGGGGAACTCATGGTAATCCTTGCAAACTTCGGCATGGAAGAGTTTACCGTAAAGAACGGAGACCGCATTGCTCAGGTTGTACTTGCTCCTGTATTACAGGCAGCATTCGTACAGGCAGAGTCCCTTTCCCAGACTGAACGCGGGAAAGGTGGCCTCGGCAGTACGGGAGTATAAAGATTATCTTTTTTTTGGAGGAGATATATGAAAAAGGTAAATGAAAAGAAGGCTGTAAAGGCCGAGAAGAAGGTGTCTAAGAGCGAGACAAGACGCTCTGCCGTACAGAAGAAGCCAACTGCAAAGGCTGCAAAGCCAGTAAAGAAGGCCATCAGTGAAGACGAAGCTGCATTCGACAAGTTCCTTGAAAAGTACGATGCAAACCTCTCAAAAAGGTGCGGACGCAACAAGCTGTACGGAATATACCTTGCCGGGATTAAGAGAGGCAAGGCAGCAAAAAAGTAAATAACCGAATGTCGCAACTTCCGGTTAAAATAGCCGCCGTGCAAGGGGCTGACTAATTCCTGCGTCGAATGGGTTTTGGTGCGCAGAGTTAGCGAAACAGCAAGCACGGAAGTCTGCCGGGCGGAGGTTCATAGGAGTGCAGTGCAGTAAAGAAGGTGCGCTGCTGAACCGCGGGGGGTCCGAGTCCCTCCACAGGCTTTTTCTGGAAGCATTTGGAACTCAGGGAAATCCAATATGGAAAAATGAGCACCATCCCTGTGAGGGGTTCGATTCCCCTTGCTTCCAAGAGTTTCTTCGGATAACAGGGCGCAAAGGGTACGCTGAGGGTGTGTGCAGAGTAAGCGGAGAGTATGCGACAAGAGTAACAAAGGGGCTGTAGAGTTGCACAAAGGCTACAGGAAGTATGTTACCCCGGACAAGACCATAAAAGAATCCGTTATGGCAACCACTCATCAAGTAGTTATCCGGCGGGTGATGTTCTTTGAGTGTTTCGAGAGAAGCAAAGCAGAAAACACTCACTTATGGGAAATGCAGTCTGTGGTCAGACATTGGTTGCGCAAACAAAACAGGTTCCAAAGAACTGGGTTCAATTCCTAGCATTTTCCCATCCCTGCTTTACAAGTTCTAACCGGGATAATGGTTCATAAACTTGTACGCTGTTTGCAGTTTCAGCGTCCATGCTATAGAGAGCGTGGTTAATTGGCATGTGCCGAATAACGCCAAGTGGAGCCTTGTGCAAGCCCAACCTTTAAGCGATTTAAGGTTGCCTTCGGAGATTGGCGGAGTTAAAAGGAGTATAATCTCCCAGAGTAAGACAGAACCTGTGCTTACTCATTTCTGGAGCATCCTGCAATGCTTTAGCTACATAGGCATGGGCAGGTTACGTAGCTACAACGGGTTCGATTCCCGTATGCTCCAAACTGTCAGCATATTCCCCTCCCACCCGCTGACAGTACCCAAAACCGCCATGATGCAGGGCGGCTCCCCTTTCCTTCCGTTGGACAGGTCTAGGGGAGGAACTGCATCACTTTGTAGAGGTATGTCATGCCAGAAAACTGGATAATACTTTTAGCCGTTATATGTGCGAGGACTTACGAAGAGTTTGACAGGGCTTATTCCATGTTGCACAAAACAAAAGGCAGGGGTGGCAAAAGTTCCGTTGATTTGTGGAAGGTCATAAGCGGACAGATGCCAAGCCTTAATTCAGAAGCGTGCAGAAAGCATTACAAGAAGAAAAGGGAAAATCAAAAAAAGCAGGAGGCGTTGCAATGAACCTTACTCCACTCCAGTATTACAAGCTGGGAAAAACGAATGCAAGGAAGATATTAGGACATGTAGCCTCATTGTGTTCTCTTGCGTCAAATGAACTTTCGGTTGAAAGGATAAGGCAAATCTGCGGGGACATATACCTTGCCGTGGATGAGTTCTTGGAACAGGTTGAGAAATTTGAACAGAAAAACAAAAAGGCGAAGGATGAAAGAAAGAATGAAGAAGCATGAGTTGCCTGAAAGGATGGAATTTGCCCGCACTCATACACAGGCAGAGTTTTGCAGGCGTTTCAATATAAAAGGAAGTGGAGCCTCAAACTTTTACAGAAGGTACGGGATTCCCAACACTAAAAGATTTTTCAAGAAGTATTCCTTTGAGGAGATTGCCGAGTACGCAGTCAATCACACCACGATTGAAATTGCAGAGCACTTCAACGCTACAGAACGCAACTGCTCAGCATTTCTTACAAGGTACAAGCTTCCATACATAAAAAGAAAAAGGGGCCGCCCGGACACAACAAAAGTGGACAGGAACGAGATGATCCAGTTCCTGCACCAAAAATATACCTGCGCTGCGATAGGGACTGTCTTCGGACTAACAAGGGAGCGCGTAAGGCAGATTTGCGGAGTGGAGGAAGATGATGAGCTTTGACAAGTGGCAGCCCTTTGACAAGTTCCCGGAAAAGCTTGACGAGGAAGTTTACCTTACCAATGGTAAGGACATAACAAGGGCTAAGTTCGACAAGAAAATGAAGGCCTGGTCGTATGCAACTGCGCTTATGTGGAACGCTACGCACTGGTGCAGGAAGAAGGATTTTGAGGAAATATTCCCGAAAAGAGAGGAAGGCAAATGAGCGTATACAAGGAAAAGGTCATTTATGGACAGCCTCCTGCCGGAATGGTCAGCGTAGAAGACACCGCAAGGATTCTGAAGATTGACAAGAAGAACGTCTGCGGAACGATGCGCAAGTACGGATATGAAAGCTGCCTGTACACGACCGCTTCGACAAAGAACCGCAAGGCTTACTACAGTATGGCGGACATTGAGATGGTCCAGAAGGAACGCCACCTCAAGCACAATTCACCCGGCCCTGTAGTGGCTTTCAACAATGGAGTTAAGAACGGGAGGGTTTACAGGTACAGCAGCATCTGGATGTTCCGGCGCGAGCTAAAAAGAAAATTCGGCGTTAGCATTACGATACGGCAATGCCACGAAATGTTGCAGAACGGAACAAGTTTTGAAGGGTGGTTCATTGACGAAGCAGAGGAGGATTGAGATGGCAAGTCCAATGACGGGATATACAAGGTGTCCCAAGTGCGGTTTGGTTGTGTACGTATGGCAGGACTGCGGTACGTGCTACGTATGCGGAAAGATTAAGATTGAAAGGAAGGGCAAGAATGAAGACAATAATAAACAAAATCATAAATGACTGGACAAGGGTGAAGAACCACTGCCGCACTACAGTAAACAAAGAGTTTACAGACAAGAAGCCTGATGAAAATTTTAAGAAGAAGCTTCTTATATCCGAACACACCCCGATAAGGCTTCTTGAGGTTGACTGGTCTTGGAAGGGAATCAAGTATTGGGTTTCAACTGAATGGAGTCGTCACCGTTTTGAAAAATTCATTTCCAGTTCTAGGAATGACAGGCAGAATAAGTTTGACAGGAACGAGGCAAGGCAGGACAATCCTGTAAACTTTGACGGATATGCCAACGCCCAGAACCTTATTGACGCTTGGAGAAAAAGGCTCTGCCATTGCGCAACAAAAGAAGCAAGGGAACTTGCGGAAGACTTCAAGAGGGAACTTGGGAAGACATGCCCGGAGATAGCTGACGTTCTTGTACCCAACTGCATCTACCGTGACGGCTGCCCAGAGTTCAAGACCTGCGGGTATTTTGAAAAGTTCTTACATTGGTGCAATTCAAAACATTACATACTTCTGGACATTCAGCAAAGGTATGACGCCTACAACAAATTTTTTGGAGAAGACAAATGAAGTTTGTATTATTAACGGTTCTATATACATTGAGGAAATAAAAAAAGGAGCAAAACAATGAAAGAAGAAAAAGAAATGGTAAACCATCCACAACACTACAACGGTGACAGCCAGTATGAGTGCATCAAGGTTCTAAAGGCATGGATGTCAGAGGACGAATACCGTGGATTCCTCCGAGGAAATGCCATCAAATACATCTGCCGTCTTGGGAAGAAGGACGAGGCTGTGCAGGAGATGAAAAAGGCGGCTTGGTATATAGACAAGCTGATAGAGTCATATAACAAATAAATCTAAACGTGGAGGAAGTACGACATGTCTCAGGAACTATGGCATAGAATTACGGAATACCAAGGCCACTCCTTTTCAGGGGAATGGGAAGTCTCATCATGGGGGAACGTCCGCCGCGTTTCCGACCGGAAGCCCATGCCGTACTACTCCGACAACCGGGGGCTCGGCTACCTCCGCTTCAAGATGTACGACACGGAAGGGGTGAGGGTGGCCATCAAAGTCCACAGGCTCGTTGCACTGAACTTCAAGACAGGCCCGGATATGAGCGTCAGGAACCTTGAGGTGAACCACATAGACGGCAACACGAAGAACAACTCCATATCAAACCTTGAGTGGGTTTCCCACAAGGAGAACATGACGAAGCTCAGGCTCTCAAGGCTCAAGCCGTGCTCCGAAATGCAGCTGGCCCTGAACTTCGGATAAAAAAATTGCTGAAATGGCGCAGATGTTCTGTTTCAGTATTGACAATTAAAGCACGTGCGTATATTATAAATAGTTGGGCGAGAAAACCACTTCCTTTAGGTAGGGGATGAATCGCCTAATGCAATAAAAATACTCAGGGAAGCTGAGGAATTTAGGTCTGCGGAGGGCGTTGAAGGACTGGTCAAACAGGTTTTGGCTGAGTCTGGAGCGTCCGTTGAAACAGAAAGAGAAGTTTCGTGAGAACTCTCAGAATCCCCCCGCTTCAGCTGGGGGTACTTCAAAAAGTCATAGAGAAGATTTATGCAATTCGCGTGCTTACACAAATCTTTTCGGCATAGTTGAGATTTGATTTCCTTAGTCCTTTTGCCTGTGTGTGTACGCGGCCCGGAAACGGGTACATGCAGGTGACAGGACTTTTTTTTAGAGGTTCAGGTGAAAGTATACATAAGCGGCCCGATAACAATGGCTAAGGACTATGAAGCCCGTTTTGCAAAGGCGGAAGAGCACCTTGCCGGGCTGGGGTATGGAACAATCAATCCTGTTGATTTCGGGAAATACCTTGAAGAAAAATATAAGGAAGAAGGAAAGACTCCTAAATGGGAAAACTACATGAGGGGAGACATAGAACTCCTCTTGAGTTGTGACGGGATATACATGCTGAAGGGCTGGGAGAAATCAAAGGGTGCGAAGCTTGAGCACGAGATTGCCACGGCACTGAAGATTAAGATGATGTATGAGGAAGCATAAAATCAGCCTGGATAAAGTCCAGGAAGCGTTCAATGCCGCAATAAAGCGGAGGGACAAGAAGTGCATGATAGACGACTTCGACCCGTGCTGCGGACAGCTTGAGTGCTCCCACTTCTACGGCGTGAGCGAAAGCCCTGCGCTGAGATTTTACCCGCCCAATGCTTATGCACAGTGCCACCTCCACCATTGGCGGCACCATCACGGGAAAGGGCGCAAGCATTGGTATGACAACTGGATGACACAGTGGCACTTCAAGGACAAGTGCAGGAACTTAGCGCTGAAGTTTAAGTCCATTAAATATACGGACGAACTGAAACTGGAGATAATAAGGCTATGCAATGCTGACAAGTTGGACGAGCTAAAGGAACTGATTGAGGAGAATTTAACATGAGCATGAGTGGATGGGCAGAGAATGAAGTCAGGATTGCCTGCAAGAAGGAAAACCCTGACTGGGACGGGACAGACTTTGATTACGGATGCGGATGCTACCAGTCAGCACTGAAGGCATACAAGTCTTTGTGCGAGGACGGGCACAGCAACAATTCCTTTGCAATAACAAGGGATATACTTATCCGCCTTATGAACGGACAGCCGCTCACCCCGATTGAGGACACGGAAGACACATGGAATGAGATTGACTCCAAGGAAGATTTTACTGAACACCAGTGCAGTAGAATGCCCAGTTTGTTCAAAAAGGTCTACAAGGACGGCACGGTTAAATACCACGACGTTGAAAGGGCTGTGGCTTATGACACGAGCGGCCACGGATATATTGGCTCCGTCACCAACATCATTGACGATATGTTCCCGATAACAATGCCTTATTGTCCGCCGACGGGACGGTTTAAGCTTTATACGGAAGATTTTTCTGCAATAGGGTTCCCGCGGGACAACGAAGACTACAACACAAGGGCTGTCCATTATGTCGTTACGCCGGAAGGGGAGCGGGTCAATATAGGCAGGTATTTCGCTGACACCGAAGAAGAAAACATGGTTGAAATAACAAAAGAAGAGTACGAAGAGCGGCTGAAAAAACGCGCCAAGCCATACTAAGGGAGGTTTACATGGTACCAATGCTTATTATATCAGGGGTCGTAACCTTGCTGGGAATAATCCTTTTGCGTAAGGATAACGACATGGGGGTATACCTTTTTGGATTGGGCATTCCTTTCGTGATGTTTTTCGGACTACAATCTATTTCCCTTGTCCAAAAGATCAACTCAGTAAGGGAGCTGTCAAAGAACATACAATACCTGACTGCGCTTGATGTTGCGGACATAAACAAGAATGTTTCCCACATAAAGACACACCCCTTCATGTATAAAATGCTGAACACTGATGGGATAGAGTACATAAGCCTTGACAGTGCAGGAAAGTTCAAGGTTGAGGCAGACGGAAAATGAGCGAGCCATTTGATTTTCATGTTGATTTTCATGGCGTCAAGAAGGCCACTCCCGATGACTGGAAGGAGAATGAGACTCAATGGAAGCAGGCTTTCCGAGGCTTGACCGCTCTTCAAGCTTACTGGGAAAAACAAAAGCTGCTGGCAGACGAAATAGGAAAGAAAATAAATGCCTACATCGAAAGGAAGTGTGACGAATACAGGGCGAAAAACAAGATCCCGTTTACTGAATGGATGGACGGGGTCCGTTCGATTCAGGTAAACGGAAAATGGGAAGTCTACTTCAAGGATAAGCTTGTCTGCGGCGTAAGGATTGCCAGCATGACTTCCGAGCAAACCGGGGAGTTCTCCATTACGCTGAAAAAATGCAGTTGAGTTTTATTAAATACCCAAGGAGATACAGGATGACTATCATAGATGAATATTTAATAGACGGCTTTATTGAACGTATGAACAACGGCGGTTTAAGAAAAGAAGACGAGCAACACTTCATTACAAAGGTCAATGAACTCCGTCAGGAAATAAAAGAGCAGGCGGCTGTTATAAAGTTCCTGAAGAAAGAACTGCAACACAAGACGTCCTACCGCCAGGTGATGAAAAAGCAGTACAGGGAACTTAAACAAACGTATGATGCATTGCTGACTAAACGAAATCCAGTTGATACAAGATTTGCCAATTTCGTAAAAACTATGGAGGAAGAAAATGAAAATTAACAACCACATATTGCCTGACAAGGTAAACGTTCTTGGAACAGATTACAAGATAGTTTATGACACGAAAGAAGATAATCCAACTATGGAAGGAAATGATGGATATTGTGACCCGTCCGTACATGAAATTCATATATGCAAAACTCTGTTCCTGCCGACAGAAGATGCTTCGTGTGTAAAAGATTTACCGTCTTACGGAAGAAAAGTTATAAGACACGAAATTGTACATGCTTTCATTGAGGAAAGCGGACTTGCAGAATGTTGCTCATGGGCTAGAGACGAGATGCTTACGGATTGGATTGCAAAACAATTCCCCAAGCTATTTGAATGCTTTAATAAAGCAGGGGTAGAAAAATGACATACGATGATTGAGTAGCAGAGAAAAAACGCTGAACGGCTGGCGATAATCAGTCGTTTCCAGGCTTGGCCTGCGAAAGCCCGAATGGGCAGTAGTTGGCTTGAAATGCCGGGCCTACCAGCGGGATTCACTGGATGCGGTTTGTAGGTGTGCTGCTAAACAAAAAACCTTCCCCTTACATTAGCTGCGGAGGGAATCCGGCGTGGTCTAAGCACCTCTAACACGCCCGCAGGTCCGACTCCTGCGGCAGCGCAGAACAGGACGGGCTCAGTCTTGCCGTCCTGCCTAGCATACTCTGACCCATCTGTGGGCAAACAGACGCGCCGACGTAACGGATGGGGGCGCATAGTGCAGGAAGGGCTTTTAACCCTTTTGCCCGGTGCTAAGTCCGGGAACCCCCTTACTGGAGTTAAAAAGATACATGTTTCCGTACAAACATACAGGCAGTAAGTATTACAACAAGAAGACCGTAGTGGATGGGATAACCTTTGATAGCAAGAAGGAATCCGCAAGGTATCTTGAACTTAAAATGATGGAAAAGTGCGGGCTTATATCCGGGCTGAAGCTTCAGGTAAAATTTTCTATCTGTCCAAAGGCAGGTGGGAACAAAAGGGAAAGATTTTACATCGCAGATTTCGTTTACGAGGAAAGAGGAAAGGCTGTCATTGAAGATGTCAAATCCTTTATCACGCGAAAAAATCCGGTGTATAGCTTAAAGAAAGCCCTCGTGCAGTGGCAGTACCCTGACTATATCTTTAGGGAGTCATAAGGAGTGTTTGCATGGAAGTCGTAGAGGCAAGCTGCTTCGTGCAGCCAACTGAAGGTGGAAAGTTCATATTAATGCCAAGGACAAGTACGGACAGGTCACTCCTCAACGGATTCGTTGACGAGAAGAAGGGGCGCATTGTGCGCGTCAGGGTTATGAACAGGGCACAGCCCAAGACTTATGACCAGACGAAAACCTTCTGGGCCCTCGCCGCACTCCATTACCAGACCTTCAACGAAGGCTGCGCACCGACCTCCAAGCAGCTTGAGTGGTGGTATGAAGACCTACTGAAACCTGAGCTTTTCCCTGTCCGTCCTGACACAGCCCGCGAGGGAAACATGAAACCGAAGGGATGGAGTGAGGTAACAAAGGAAGAAGGAATCGAAATCATCTCCAAGATGTGCACACTCATAATGGAATCAAACAACATACCCGAAGCGGTCGGAGGCTCAGTGAGCGACATATTCACATGGCTTCAGGGCGAAAAGAACTCACTGTACAAAGACCCCTCTGACTACCATGAAGACGGGACACCGCTCTCACTTGAGGAGTGGGCGGACAAGAACAGGTTCTGTATGTGCACGGGGGCGTTGGGAGGCGACGTGTGCCACATAGTATCAAGGGGCGAGGGAAGGGGATTTGAATGGCTCGTAAACCAGTCATGGAACCTGTACAGGGCACTCCACCAGATACACCTGGACATACAGCACGGCATAAGCTGGGACGCGGTGTTCGACGGTTGCCAGAGGATAATCGTAAACGTCAACGGAATGGAAGTCCCGTGGCAGGGAGCCCCCTGGCTCAAGCCGAGGGTGGAGAGGGCAAGGAGGCTCTTCAACAAGGGCCGCGAGATGATTCGTGACGGCTACAGCCAGGAAGAGGTCATCAAGGCCCTTTCATACTCCGACAGCGAGGAGCACGACGTAAAAGTTGAGAAGCACTCGATTGTGGACACAAGGAGCCTTGTGGAGATGGCTGCAGAAGAAGGAAACATACCGGAAGATATTTATTGAGGGGAAGTATGGAAAACAATTTATTTGACGGTGATTCAGTAGGTGAGTTAATCAGTGAGCTTAATTATCTGGGAAAGACTCTTAGGGATTATTCCGACCTAACCGGAGCTGGCAGTGACCTCCCGTTTGAGTTGAGACAGAAATATTTCACCGCTGCACAAGCCTTGACAAAAGCCGTTCATGCCCTGATTGGCGCTAAGGATTATTTGGAGTTCAAAGGCGGAGAGGATGATTTGAAATAATGGAGGAGGTTAAGAATGGTAACACTGACGGATTATGAATTTGACAATGTTATGGCAGCTTTGAGGGAGTTGGACTCCCAGGGCAGCCTTGGGGCAAGGCAACTGAAAGAAAACCTTTTAAGGAAGAAGCAGAACGAAGATGTTGTCCTTGACCTGGACAACACAAGGGCCCTCACCGTCATAAGCATGGGTGTCAAATACCAGATAAAGACAATGAGCAGGAGTGACGAATACGCCCAGCTTGACGGCCCCAGCTGCGACGTGAAGCTGTACCTGGGGCCAGTTGACAGACAGAAGGCAGCAACCGAGGAAAGGCTCAGGACCGACCTTGATTACTGCAAGGCTCTGCTTAAAGATTTGGTCGAGTACAAAGACGACACAAGCAGGAAAAGGGCTGAAAGATTCCTGAAGGAGGTGCCGGAGGATATATTCTAGGAAAGACAGAAAGGAGTGGATTACATCCATAAACTCATATCAAAGGAGATTGTCGCATGAAAGAAGAAGTTGAATCAAAGTCAGTTTCTGGACTCATAAAGGAGCTTGAAGAAATAAAAGACAAATTTGGTGATGTATCATTGAATTTTTGTAAATGCAAAATGCTGTCATCAGCTGTTGATGAAAAAGCCACTTGTTATGCGAATAGAATTGATTGTCTTCAGCAGGGAGAGATGTGCCTGACCTATGGGGATTTAGAAGAAGCTTATAAAGAAGGATACAACCAGTGTATTGAAGATATGCGCACCATGCTTGATGTTAAAGTACATATATAAAGGAGTGTGTAATACATGCTTGTACAAGGCGACTGTTACGAGATAATCCCTACTCTCCCAGATAACTCCATAGACTTGGCTATAACAGACCCTCCATACAACTTCGATGGCCAGGTACATGGTGGCGGGATGTTTGACCCGTTCATGGGAAGCGGCTCTACGGGAATAGCCTGTCTCAATAACAAGAGGAATTTCATTGGAATAGAGAAGAATGAAGAATATTTCAACCTTGCTTCCGAACGGATAAAGGCAAGGCAGGACGAAATAAACGGCGTGGGTACTTTGTTCGGGGAGGCGATAAAATGACAAGAGAACGAGCAAAGAAATTGCTGCCTATAATACAGGCGTATGTGGAAGGAAAGAAACTACAGTACAAAATAGTCGGATATGATGATTGGCACGATGTAGATGATGAAGATGGAATAAATGAAGGTACACGCTACGAATACCGTATCAAACCGTCAGAAAAATATAACGAAATATTCAAACTGAAATCACTTCTTGAAGAAAATCATATTCCGTTTGAATGGATAGAGCATAACGATTTTAGAAATGGGTATCAGATTTGCTATCCAGTAAAAAGCGAAAAGCGTGTATGTTCTGTAATCGAACATTTATTCAGTTACGGCAATGAAAAAGACCTTCTTGAAATACAAGGACTTTTAACAGCGGAAGAAGAAGAGTATGATTCTGTCTTGGGAAATCTTACTGCTGATAATGTCTTTCAAAGGATTCTTTCGCATTGGGAGAAGATAAATAGTGTCAAGCCGGAAGAAGATGGGGAGATTGCATCCATCGAAGAATTAAAGGAAGCCATATTTTCCAAAAAGAAAGAAATCCAATCCAAAGGAGGGGATGCCAGCTTATTCCTTTACATAACCATTTCTGAAAATATGGTGAAAGCTATCGAAAAAAGATACTCATGCGTGTTTAGAACTGATAAAGGATGTGTTAATACTTTTTTGGGAATACCCTTTGTGGTTGGAGACAAAACAAAAGTTGAAATTAAAGACAGGCTTGTTGAATTGTTAAAAAAAGAGTGCGAGAAACCCGCTTCATGCCGTTTTTCCAAAAAAGGAATAGAACTTGACAAAGTGGAGGGTCTGCTGTCCGAATTGTCAAAGAGAGGGGTTTTTATCCTTGCGAAAGAGATTGATGCAAGGCTGTTTCCAGGTACAGACGGAAAGCTGCGAATGGAGGAAATGGATTGTACAATCAAGTTTTTTGAAGCAGAGAACACTAAGGAGAAATGATGAAAAGCCGACTTTCTTTAAGGCAATGGTTCTTTTTTCACTCAAAGAGACGTTTTCTTGTCCTTACAGGGGGAAGAATGACCGGAAAATCTTACGTCATTAACAGGTATGCAATACATCAAATGGCCAAAGGCAAAGCCGTTTTGTACGTAGCACAAACTGGAGTTTTGTGCAAGTACAAATTTGACGAATTGATGGCTATAATCAGAGAACATCCGTTCGATGAAATCCATTTCTTCCACCCGACCAGAAAGATTAGCGACATGACCAGTAAAGGCCTAATCAGGTTTATTCCTGCTGAATATTTCAAGCCGGAAGAGCTTAAATGCCTTGAAAAATTTGACATAATACTCTGGGACGAACCCCTGCACATGCACGAGGCTATTGCCAGGGTAAGGGTGGCGGAGGCTGGGTTGCACAGGAGATTTGAAAGGGTCAGGCTGGCCGGAACCATAGCCGACTGGCTTGACTACCAGAAGACGAAAGGTGCGCTCAGGAAAGGGGAAAAGCTCGCCATCTGGAGGCTTCCCCGGAGGAAAATCAAAAAATTGCTCGAAAATTCCTAAAAAAAATAGAAACATAAAGTGATTTTTAGTGTATTATATCTGTAATTTCTTTCATAATTAAATCCTTTATTTGGCAGGCCGTAAAAAGCCTGCCATTTCACGAGAGTGACGAGGCAGGAACATCTCACACTGTCCCGTCACTTTGGTTTGCCAGAGTGCGGACCCAGCCGAAGGTGAGATGGCGGCTGGGTCTTTTTGTTTTTACAGGAGATGTATATGAATCGACTTTAATTTTTAAGGAGCGTTTTCTATGAACGAATTAATGATTTTTAAGAATGAAAGGTTTGGCTCAATCAGGACTACCGAGATTAATGGCGAAGTCTGGTTTGTAGGAAAAGATGTTGCCGAGGCTTTAGGATATACAAACCCGTCAAAAGCTATTTCAGACCATGTAAATGAAGATGACAAACTCAATAACGATTCGTTATTGAGTTTAGGACAAAGAGGTGGATGGCTTATCAACGAAAGTGGCGTCTATTCACTTATCTTTGGCAGTAAGCTTGAATCCGCCAAAGATTTTAAGCACTGGGTGACAAAAGAAGTCCTTCCATCTTTAAGAAAGACTGGTTCTTACACACTTACCATGCCCCAAGTGTCAAAGGATGAACTTAGCGTAATGGCAGAGCAGAGCAAGGTTGCAAAGGCAAATATCTATCTTGAGCTTTCAAAGAAGTATGGCGGCAACAAAGAATACGCCCAGATACTTGACGCTTACGCAACAAAATCGCTTGAGGGAAAATTCATCCTCCCGCTTCCGAAGCTTAAAGAAAAGAACTATTCAGCCACAGAAGTAGGAGAAAAGCTCGGCATTTCATCAAAAATGGTGGGAAAAATAGCCAACAGGCTTGGCATAAAAGTGGACGGAAAGTATGGCAAATGGTACATCGACAAGTCCCCCTACTCAAACAAGGAGGTCAATACGTTCAGGTACACTGACGAAGCTGTAAGGGCCATAGAAAGGGAGCTTGCTTCTTGACAGCCTGATTTTGGGCCGAAAATTCCTAAAAAAAATCTGAACGGGTACCCTAGAGTCCAGAATATTAACCGGAGGCGGACATGGACTCTCTCTCTCAGCTCCCCATTTACGGATGGGCGTTCCTTACAATAATAACCGGGGTGGTCGGCTTCATACTCTACAAGATAGTGAGGGTCAACGGGCTGGCAATAAAGGCAGGCGACAAGGAGATAAACCTCTCGTCCAGGAATGCAAGCATAGTCAAGGTCGTCACTGAGTACGCAGACTTCAAGTACAAGCTCAACGACGAGCTTACAGAGGCAAAGAAAGACCTCCATGACAAGGCAAAATGGACGACCAACATGCACATATCCCAGTACATCAACCGCCTTACGGCAGAATACATGCCGCTCCTCAAGGACTCGAACTCAGTCGCGAGGGAAATCACAGCATCGGTGTTCCCCATGCTGATGGAACTCGTAAGGTCAAAGATGTTCGGTTTTGCAATGACAATATACGAGAAGAACCACCTGTTCGACAAGGCGGATGACGAGCTGAGGACCCTCGCCAAGCTCAACTACGGGCGCATAGCCGACATATTCCGGGAGTTCGTGAGTGTCAACTGGTGCCAGTTCCTTGCCCCCTACGAGGTGCTCCACAACGTCTGCATAAGCCTCGCCCCTGCAGCAGAGGACATGATGTACTCAACGCTCGTAATGTACCGCGACTACTCCCGCTCGAAGAAGGAGATGGCCGACCTTATGACGAAGGTTGACACAGCCGTAAGGGGAAGCGTCCAGAAGGACGGCGTGATGCCCGTCAACTACCTTACGGTCGCGGACAACTTCTACAACCCAAGCTCGGGAATCAACCGTGATTTCATAGAATCCTTCCTTAAAGGAATCCAATCTTAGATACTCTCACCCTTTTCCTTCAGGAATATCTTGAACTTCTCGCAAACGGCGTCATTCGCAGGATGCCCGTCGGCAGTCCCCCAGAAGCTCCTGGCCTCCGCAAGTGCCTTGTCAAAGAGTGCCTTGCAGACCTCGAAGGTACCCTTGTTCCAGAACTTGATCCCCGCGTCGTCAGACGCTACGAACGCATTGTTGCCCTTGGAATCCTCAAACCTTGCGACGATAGTGTACAGGGCAATCCTGTTGTTGTACATCTCCATCCGCTCGACGAGCCTGTAGCCTTCCTTTGCCGCGTCAGAGCAGACCTCCTCCTCAAAGACCTTCTCAGTCATCCTGTTCTGCAGCCAGACCTGCTCCATGAGCTCAACGTCGTCGCATACTGCAACATTTTCCTTTCTTTCTTCGTAATTCATATCAGCACCTCTCAATTGTATTCTTACAAAAACTCAGCCGCTACATAAGCCACAGTCTCACTGTTCGTGTCCATAATCCTTTTGTTCTGCTTCATCTGGTCAATGGTAAACCACCTGTACTTAGTCCCGGCAAAGGCGTACTGGTTTTTATCCGTCCTGCCGTCAAAGGCAACCTGGCAGAATTTATGGTGGTAGGTCTTTGTCATCCCTGCCGACACAGACTCTTTGGTTACGTCCGTTTCCGTCCTTTTTATGATTTCCGCAGGCTTAATCCCAACCTCGTAGCGCAGAAAATCAAGGAATGATTCGTCAGTATCAGCCTTTGTATACGGAAAGAGCCAGGACTTCCACCTCTTGTCATACTTGAGGAGGAAGCGGTTCCTGTCCTTGACTACTGCAAGCGTAAAACTATGGCTGTTATTACAGGCGCAAATTTCACGGAACAATGTCTCCACTGAATATTTGCCTGTAAACACAGAATGAAGGAGCACCAAAAGGTACAGGCATCCGACAAAGGCAATGACAACTTTTTGCCAGACTGCGGCACGGATTATATCCTTGTAGGCTATGACGACAGTTATAATGTAGCCGATAAGACAAAAAACACCCTCCGCTACATCCCTGCGGTTCCTGACGTACTTAGCCCGATTTTTAAGAAGGTCAAGAAGCTTTCCCTTATCTATTTCCATAAAAATTCTCCTGTACAAATATTACCACACACCAAAGAAAACCTCTAGTTGTACGTCATAACCCAGTCTGGGGTACAGTGAAGGGCCTTGCAGATGTCGTAGAGACGAGGAAGGGGAATGGCACGGTTCATTGAAATCTTTGTACGGGTTTCATAAGTCAACCCGACTCCAAAGGTCTTGTGGGTGTTTTTATACCCCTTAAACTCTCCCTTTTTAATTCTTTCTTGTGTCAAGGCAGCCTTTGCCTTGCTCATCTTTTCGGCCCGTTCTTTTTGAGCTTCTGACAGTTCAGGACGGGGAATCTTTTCGTAAAACTCCGTGAGCTTATCCATCCAATTGTCGTTATACACCTCTATAAAGAGCATTCTAAGCGGTTCATAGGTAAGCCTGTTCCATCTGGGTACCCCATATTTGTCCCAAGGGGTCTTGAACCTATCCTTGATGTCATACCCGGTAAAACGGACCACCTTATCTGCTGAACACTGAAGAGCCGCACACATCTTTGCCAGTTTTTCAGTATCTGGAAACGTCCTGCCGCCTACATAATTACTGATTACATAGTCCTGTATACCGACCAATTCCGCAAATTTCTTACTTGAAATCCCCCTATCTATCAAAGTCATTTTAAGCGGGGTAAAATCAATGCACTCTTTGTAATCCATAAGCACCTCCTTTTATAATATAACATGAAATATTGTAAAAAGCAAGGAAAAAGCGTCTTATTTTACAATATTTATATAAAAAATGACATTTTAGCCTGATATATTGCAATTTAAGTACACCCGACTCTACCATCAAGTAAAACTATCCGTAATACTACTTTATATATTAAATAAACGCCATAAACAACAGATTCTTACAATTTATTACGAATACTCGTCTCTTCCTGTAAGAAACTTATATTCTACCACATACTTTTCCTTTATTTTACACCACATACTGTCTTAATATTATAATTGCATTCACTACTAATCTTTCTTATATTATATATACTTTATAAATACTAAAGTTTTCTTCAGCCACACTAAAGTTTTTTGGCCGAAAATCTGAAAAAATGTTTTGAGAGGCAAGTCCCACCGTCCCAACCAAAACTCCCCTCCGGGGGCATACCCTAAATAATTATTTTTTTTTGTTGAATAAAAAGCCGTGACGTGATATATTATAACCATAAGGCAAGCGAGAGCAAGCCGAGAGGAAAAGGAAAAGGCAAGGGCAAGCCTAAAAGAGCCTAAGTAAATGGAGATTAAAAGCTATGAAAACAGTAAAACTTTTTGAAAACGAAACTTATAAAGGGGTGTTCGAGTGTGTCAACGTTGAAAAGTTTAATACTGAATACATAAAAGTAAAAGTTCAGTATTGGACGGGCATTGAATGGGTAGAAGTAGAAACTTTTAATACTGTAAGCCCAAAATATCAAAAGGGATTGTTTAAGAGATTAAACGAAACGTATAACGCTTAGAAGTAGGTGTAATAAATGATTAATCTTTAGATTAGACGCTTAAAAGAAATTGTTTAAGCGTCAAAACCTAGGGATTAGCCTAGATACTGAATGGGTAATCAGTATAAAAAATGCCTTTTGTAGTAACCACGATTGTGCTAGTGGTAGTAAAAGCGCAATGGCATAAAAGCCATTAAAAAAATAACAGGTGCAATTACTGGATGTAAATATTGCTAGTCAGTATGTAGCTAATGAAATACATAGCGTGAACTGTTGCGCGTTCCCTTGCATTGATAGGTTAATCAATGTTTATACCCATAAAAAGATTTTTGACAAGCTAGGTATAGGCTAAATTAACTCACACGGATTAAACCGTAAAAAGGAAGGATTATTGTCTAAACTTCTTGCACGTTGCGGGAAGGTAAAACAATTTGATGGACGGGGCGTGAAGTGTGTTTATAGGTTATGCTTTGTTCCTAAGTTTCTCATGTCTACGGACTAAAAGCAAACGGCTAAAAACTGACTATCTGGCGGAATTGCATATTTTGGCAATTTACCGCAAGCCGTGTTATTCAGTTCACGGCATATAGTACCCTTAACGGCACAATGACGTTTAGCAAGCGTTCCCAAGTTCAATTCTTGGGTAGGGTATATCAGCCTTCCGCATGGGAGGCTTATTTTATTTTAGGGGGTGTTCCTATGAACGCAATTAAAGATTTGTACAAGATGTATGGTGATTCTACCAGGGCTTTGGATTACGGCACCAAAGAATATAAAATGCCGTCTAAGGTTTCACGCAAAGTTGAAATTCTTACTGGTGTTATGATGTCCAGTGCATCTAAGGGTGTCCAGATTCCGCTTTCAAAGTTCTTTGGCCGTGTCGCAAGTCGATGGAATGGAAAAGGCACGTTTACCACTGCCGATATGTTCTCACCTTCCGATTTGTCCCAAGCTCTGCGCTTGTTCTATGCCAAGGTTTCAACAGGTGAGTTGACTTTCAAAGAAGGTGCGCTTATGGCAGAAGTTATTGAGAATAAAAGCACACGTCAATTAGTGCTTGTTTTCCGTGAGTTTGTGCCGAATCTAATCCAGATTGTACCCGCAGAAGAAAAGCCCAAGACTTCAAAACAGACGGATTCCCAGATTTCGGACATTCTGGAAGAAGCGGATTTGCCGGAGCCTAAAGTTTCCGAGCTTGACCGCATTATCGGCAAAGTGGCGGATTTGGCAAAGACAGACAATGCAGATGTTTCCGCAATTCTCAACAAGGCTATTGACGCTCTTAAAGCACTTGCAATTAAGGAAGCTAACGTTGCCTAAAATGGGGTGTTTCCGCAATCAAAACCGCCTGCAATGGGCGGTTTTTTTATGCCCTGAACGGACATACAAGGCTTTTGCTTTGTGTGTCTAATCCAGTGCATGAAATACTGGAAGGAAGGTCTATTATGGCTAATGACGTAAAATTGGCAAAGACACTTGCCGATATTGAGACAGTGTGGGATAATTTCAAGAAGGCGATGGAAAATGTAGAGGGCGTTGACCGCTACGAACTTTCAATCACTTTGAAAAATCGAGCAATCAAGAATGGCAGTTATGCACGCTTGGTTTTGGATTCAATGAAAAGGAAAAACTAGGAGGTTTTCTTATGGCAGAAATGGCAACTGTAAAGACTTTTGACGCTTATTTTTATAGCAATGACGGTACGATGCTTTATGATTGCTCTGTTTGGGCAAGTTCTGAAGAAGAAATGAAAAAAATGCTGAAGGAAAAGTTTCCGAATGAAAAGATGGCACATCTTGCAATTTGCGAAACTCACGGCTTTGTAAATGACCTGACGGAAAAAGACTCATCTCCCGCTCCGATGCTTTATGTCTACAAGATAAACCTGGAGGATATTGACAACGTAAAGGCTGAATACCTAAACTTTGGCCCGTCAGATTTTTCAAGGTAAACGCAGTAAAAGCATTTCCCGCTTTTTGAGCCGTCCGCAAGGACGGCTTTTTTTTATGCCCTAAGCAGAGCGCATGGTTTTCCGTGTGTTCTGTCCAGTGCATGAATACTGGAAGGAAGGGAAAAATGTATGTTTGGCAGGTTCTTAAAATGCCTTTTGCAGACGTTGCAAGGGTGTTCAGAAGCAACGGATATTCGGAAGTAGAGGCGGATGCCTTCTACAATTCAAAGGTCGAGGACGCAAGGTTCGGGTTTACGGGAGGTTTAATATGAACATAACAATTCTTGTAGGTGCCCTGGTCTGGAGTATCGTTACAATAGCCTATTATCTTTTGAAGGAGGTTTCAAATGTATGACATTTCATGGGGAGACATTCCCGAAGAGTACATCGAAACAGTTGAAAATCTATTGTTTTAGCCGTCCGCAAGGGTGGCTTTTTTTATGCCCAAAACACTAAAGGAGGTGCTTTATGGGAGTTCTAAAAGGTTGCAAATTTCTCTTGGCACACCAGCTTCTTTTCTCAAGGAACTGGAGGCTTGCAAAGTCTACCTTGAACGGTAGCGTGGTTCACAACTTTTATAAGAATGGGGAAAAGGTACTTGTCCTTTTTATCAATACAAGGAATCTAACCATAGAAGACGCAATGGAGGCATGACATGAGCGAATACACAATTCAGGCGAGAAAGTTCTTGGAAGAGAACAACATCAAATTTTCGGTTTCTTACGTCGGGGAAAATCAACCTAGCTGGGATGACCAATACCACTCTGAATACCTTGTAAGGTTCTACAACCGCAACACAAGGAAATCAATGTCCGTCCACTTCTTCCAGTCACTCCACAACGCAGGGATAGAACCAACGGCATACGATGTTCTTGCTTCTCTGCAAAAATATGACGTTGGAACTATTGACGATTTTGTGGCAGAGTTCGGCTACGAGGTCAACTCTTGGAAGGACGTCAAAAGAATCGAGAAGACTTACAAAACCGTAAGGCGTGAGTATAACAACGTTGTCCGTGTGTTTGGTGACTGCATGGACGCTTTACAGGAGATAGCTTAATGACATACACAGTTGAATGCAGTCTGGAAGACTTTCCCGCATGGTCTGGCGGGCTTGACAGACTTAATGAGCTTAAGGCAAAAGGTGGATGCGAAGAAGTCGAGCAGTTCCTTGAGGAATGTAATTGCGGTGAGCCTATGAGCGACACTGACATAAACGACTATCTATGGTTTGATGTAGAGCAGGATTTTCCGCAATACTTCAAGGAAGACGAGGAAGACGAAGAGGGAGAGGAGACATGAAGTACCTGAGAATAAAGCCGTGCTTTGACCAGAAGGCCAGGAGCGACGGCTTAATCCTTATCGGAAGGGAACTTTACACCAAGAGGGAGGCAAGGAAGTTCGCCATCCCCTCTGAATGTTATGACGTTGTGGCTGTCCCAAAGACAAAAACTTACTGGTGCTTTGGGGCAAGATTTATGGAAGGCGAGAAGGCCTGGGGGTAAATTATGAAAACAACTGAAAACATCGAGTTCTGGGCTTTTGTCGAGAATCCGGTTGAATTAAAAGCTCCTGTAAGCCTTTGCGGCGGAAAAACCGTAAAAGAATGGCTTAAGGAAAAATTTAGCAGCATTGCAAACTTCGGGGTTGATAATTTACAGTGCGGATTTTTCAGAATCGGAGGCTGGTGTTTTGACCTAAGACCTTTTATGAACAGGTACATTTACACTTCTTACGGTTCTATTTTCGTATGTTATGCGCCAAGCGTAAAGGGCTTGCGCGAGACAAACGCTCTAAGAAGGTGCGAGCGAGTTACCCTTGCGCCTGAAGGTTTTTAAGGAGGCTTAGACATGAAAACAAGGGATCTTTATAAGTACGTCAAGGAATCTACAGACAAAGGTAAACTTCCTAAGCCGCTTAAAACATTGGCACAGACCAGAGAGTTTATGTTCAAGTTCAACGAGATTCAGCAGTTAGGATGCACTACTGTTGTGGCTAAAGAAGTTGCTGAGTTGTTCGGCAATTATTCTTGCTCTGTAATAGAACATAAAGGGCTTTACATGATTTATGCACAGGAAGGGCTCAAATAAGAGTAAAGGAGGATTGACATGAAAAAGGTTTATGAAAATTTTAGCTACAGGGTGTTCCCTGGGTTCTATGATTCCACCCTTTACAATTCAGACAAATTGTATTGGTTCGATAATGACGGACTTCCCAAAGGCTTTTGCTGGGAATTTGTGGATGGAGGGTTTCAAAAATACTGCAAAGAAACTTGCGAACAATGGGTTTCCAATATGGCTGACGCTCTTGAAAACTCAAGGTATGCAGACCATGACAACCCTCTTGGCCTTAAAATCGGCAAGTATTGCGGAATGAGGTCTCCAAAGGAATACAACTTCACTACTGACAAGATTCAGTTCAGTGTAGACGTAAACCTCAATAGGCTGAAGGAATACTGCTGGAAAACTTGCCGTGAGGAATTTGACAAGTACCTTTTCAAGTATTGGTCAGACAGGGATGGCTTCTGGTCATTCATACCCAACAATGTGGTTCAGTTTGAATGGGACTACAAACACGGCAAGGACAAGGACAACCTCATTGACATTATGATTGAGTGGTATCTTCTGAAATTTATTGACTTTGAGGATGTCGAGTATTCAGTCCTTGAAAGCGAGTATGAGCGGCTTTACCCGAATATCACCTTGCAGAGTGAGGAAGACTGGTCACTTTGGGATTATGAGTATGACGGCGAAAAATATATCCCTACGCATAAATTGGAGGTGGCGTAATGTCTTACGCAGAAGGCAAGGAAAGGGCAAGGAACGAAGCCATTGAATGGCAGACTGACTTCTCAAACCACAACTACTATTGGTCGGAAATGGCTGAGTTTTCAGCCCATTTTACAAAGTTGGCTAAACGCTACGGACTTACCCGTGAGTTTA